CCGTTTGTTGTTGGTTCGGTTGCGGTTGCGGTGGATGCCATTTCAGGCGGCTTTTCGGTTCAATGGAAAGCAGATGGCGGTAAGACGTTCACCATCGGCGTGAAGGTTCTGGAAACCAAAGATTGCACGGTGATCTTTGCGTAAGCGACAACACAAAAATAACTATCACAACGGCGGTGCAGGGCTTAAACCATGCCCGCCGTTTTTTTTGAATTAGTAATTAGTGCCATGATAAAGAAGATTGAATGTGCGGCGTGCGTGCCATACGACTACAATTGCCCGTCATGCGGTGACGTTGGGAGTGATGGCCAATACGAGGTATTGAGCGGGCTAAAAATGACCGACGAGAATGGCGTGGAATACTTCGTTAGGTTCGGGTATCGGATCATGGTCAATACGTCCGGGCAAAGCATTGCGATTTTGCAGAGCAACGGGCTAAACTATGATATAAGGCTGTCAGATACCATCTACAACACCTTACAGGAATTGGCCGCCGCCGCTTGTGCCTGCAATGGCTCTGCTACATCAGGAGGCGGGACAGAATTACCCACAAATTTACAGGCATACAACAGCGACTTAGACGCACAAGCCAATGGCATTGCGCTATACAGTTTTTATATCGCCGGGCCGGGCCACATGGACGCATCATACGGTACGGTAAAAATGAGAATGGTTTAAAACGAATTAGACACTATGAAACAACATATCTTAATTGCCATTTTGGCGATATTCACCGCGTTTTCATTACGCGCACAGGTTATTAATAACCCGTCAGGGAACACTTCAAATAACCTTTACTCAACATCAATCTGCTACGTTTCGGCAGCGCCAACATGGAACCCTGACGTATCGGCTGCATCTAAGTGGTGCAAAATCGCATACAACGAAACCACGGGAGAGATTTGGTATTGGCAGGCAGCAAAAATAGCAAATGGGAACGGTGCATGGGTATCTGCTTCTATCATTACGCGAATGGCAAGCAATACGCCACCAAGCCATACACCTCCAAACCCCGCTGAAATTGTCATACTTCCAAACGGTACACTATACACATGGAACGGTTCAGCGTGGGCGGCTTCATCCGGTGGAGGCAGCACGAATCTAACAGCCACAACGGCGGCATCCACGGTAACAGTCAACAGCGACACAGGAACGGACGCAATCATTCCGGCGGCAACTACTTCGCAGGCGGGGGTTATGACGGCGACGGACAAAACAAACCTGAATAGCGTTGTTGCAAATTCTCACGTTCCGGTAACAGTAACAGATGGAAGCAAGATTGATTTCACATTAACCGGACAAAACATAACAGCAACCATTTTACCCGCAAGTATAGACGGGGCAGATATTGCTGACAATGCAATAGGAACCGATCAAATACAAGATGGGTCTGTTTTGCCAGATGATCTGGTGGGCGATCCACTTGGGAATATTGGGGACGTGCTGACGGTTGGGGCAAGTGGCGTGCCGGAATGGGCAGCGCCTGGTAGCGGTATTACAATAGGCCCAACAGCATCCCGGCCAGCAGCAACAACTGACGGAAACCTATACTATAATACTACATCAGACCAATTAAATATTGCAGATGGTATTGAATGGCTAAGGGCTGGAAACTGGGATTATTACGGCGTGGTTCGTTTTGTTCCGGCTGACAGTTCATGGCAACTACTTGATGATCTCGATCATACACCGTACCATATTACAAGTATAACATCAACTAAAACAGGTAATGGATTTACTGTTAATCTACCCGCTGGCCTAAATAGAAAGGTCGGAACCTGTACAATTATACCTGATGAAACTTTGGTGAGAGCAGGTATAACTGCGGGGCCGTCCGTTGGGCTAACTAATGTATTTGTTACGCTCACTCAAAGCGGGTTTTCTGTCCGGCTAAATGGTAGTAATGTAATAATAAATAGTGCTGAAATAATAACCGGAACAACAGGTGCAATTGTGGCAGATGAAAACATTGGCGGATAAAATTAATTTTTACGTTCGGTTTTCTAATTAGCTATTTGACTAATTTTGGGCAAAAGATAGATTATGATTTACAAACAAACATCCATTGGAATTGATGACATTGATGAGCAAAACGGCATCGTGTCTGGTTACGGTTCAATATTTGGCAACATTGATTCAGACAATGACATCATTTTGCCGGGTGCATACACCAAAACATTATCTGAAAACGGATCACGTGTAAGATATTGCAACCAACACAGAATTGATCAGCCATTAGGGAAATTCAATGAATTACGTGAGGATGCAAAAGGATTGTATTTTGTTGCGGAAGTTCCAAAAACAAGAATGGGTGAGGACATTTTGTTGTTGATGAAAAATGGTGTGATTACGGAAAATTCCGTTGGTATTATGCCAATTGTAAAGAATTACAGACAGGATGGTGTGCGTGAATTGAAAGAGGTGAAGTTGTACGAAATTTCGTGCGTTACATTAGCCGCAAACCCAATGGCATTGATTACAGATGCAAAGGGTGAAATCAATCAGGAATTATTGGCAAAACGTTTTGATATATTAGCCAAAATGATTAAAAAAGAAAACGTATCCGATGAATTAGGGTATGCAATCGAAGGTGAGTTGATGAAATTGAAATCATTGTTTATTGATGTAACCACACGGCCGGCAGAAATTGTCACCGTGCCGGAAGTTAAACAGGTGGAGATTTCCGAAATATTTTCATATTTAAACAAACAAATTAAGTCAAAATAAGATGACAGAAGAAATCAAAAATCAATTAGATGAATTAAATTCAGCTATTGATAGCCGTATCGCAAAAGCGGAAGGCCAAGCAGTTGCATCAGCAACAGGAAAAGCGGATGAATTATTAAAATCCGAAATCAAGAATTTAGAAACTAAATTCACAGAAATCCACAGCCGTATTGATGCAGCAGAGGTTGCAGCAAAGAAAACAGCATCAGGAGCAAACGCACAATCATTCAAACAATCTTTGGTTGATGGTATCACAAAGGGTGGTTTAGATGGTTTGATTAATGGCAACAGCCGTTCAGCTAAATTTGAGATCAAAGCAGGCGATATGACCGTTGCTAACTCATTTACAGGTGAGGTTATCCCTGCACAATATGTTCCGGGTATCAAGTACGATCCAACACGTCCGGTACACGTTCGTCAATTATTGGCACAAGGTTCAACAACATCTGAGGTTGTTCGTTATGTACGTGAATCAGCATATGATAACGGTGCAGCAGCAACAGCACAGGGATCAACATTGACTGAATCAGATTTCGAATTGACTGCATACGATGCAAACGTTCAGAAAATCGGTACTTATTTCCGTATTTCTGAGGAAATGTTAGCAGATACACCACAGCTAACATCTTATTTAGCAGCACGTGCGCCAGAGAAATTATTAACGGTTGAGGATACACAATTGCTTTATGGTAATGGAACTGCACCAAACATCTCAGGTATTTCTACATCAGGTGCAACAGCATTCTCAGCAGGTGCATTTGCAGATGCAGTTACAGCAGCAAATCAGTTTGACGTTTTAACCGTAGCAATCAACCAATTAGCATTGGTAAACTACCGTCCTGATTACATTATGTTGAATCCAACAGATTTCAACAAAATCCTTTTATTGAAGGCTACTACAAACGAGTATTTGCAAGAGCAAGCGTATATGGGCTTACAACCACAATTCTTAGGAATACCGGTTGTAATCAATACAGCAATCACGGCAGGAACTTACTTAGTAGGTAATTTTGCAATGGCTACTCAATTATGGGTACGTGAAAACCTTTCATTAGAGTTTTTCCGTGAGGATGGAACAAACGTTCGTGATGGTTTCGTGACCGTTCGTTTGGTTGAAAGAATTGCATTAACTAACTACGCACCATTGGCAATTGTTAAGGGTGTATTTGCAACGGACATCGCTGCAATCGGAGTTTAGTTTTAATACCGATTCAAATTAAGAGAGGCCACCTAAATTTTGGGTGGCTTTTCTTTTTATATTTGTTCAAAAAATAGCACAATTATGGGCAAAGTTTTAATGAAAAAAACGGTATTTGATAACAAAACAGGATACCATAGAGCCGGTGAAATCATAATGGTTTCGGCTGATGTTGAAAGACATTATTTAGCACATAACTACGCAGTTAAACCAGAGGAAGAAACACCGATTGTTGAAATTGCAGAAACCAAAGTGGAGGCCGTAGAGGTTGAAACCAAAGAGGAAAAAATAGTTTACAAGACAAAAGGCAACAAAGCAAAAAAGGATGCGGCAGATCAAGATTAATGATGTAATTGGTGTTCCAATTATTTCACGTGCAGATGCAAAAAATTACATCCGTATTGATACAACGGCAGATGATACGTTGATTGATATGATGATTGAGGCAGCGCACACAGCGGCTGAAAATTATATGAGCCGGGATATTATCGCAAAGGAACGCACGTATTATTTGGATTATTCTGATTCAGGTTTTATTGATGTTCCATTTGGGCCGGTGGCATCTGTTGATGATGTAACCGTGAAAGGCATTGCCGTATCATTTACCGTTTACGGATTAGGTGATC